GTTCTGCGTGACCTCGATCGCGATCTGCTTGCTGTCGAGCAGCGTGGCGATGGCGTCCTCCCGCTCGGCCTTCGAGAGGAACTGCGTCTTCCGGACGAAGGCGCTGCGGCTGATCCGGCCGGCCTTGCGGATCACCTCGAGGACCTTCTTGATGCGGGAATGCGCCGGCGTGTCGGCGACAAGACGCTCGGCTTCGCGAAGCAGTGTGCCGATGCAGTGCTCGACCAGCGCCGAGGCCCAGGTGACGTCGCGGGCCTGGGTGATGGGCCGGGCGGGATCACGACTGACCGCGGCGATCATCGCCAGCTTCGCCGCGTTCTCGGCGTATCGGCCGAACAGTGCGGTGGCGTAGGTGCCACGGTGCGACCGCAGGAGCTCGGTGGCCTCCCGACGCACACGCGCCATCGCGGTCTCCGCGTCGGGGCTGAGCGGCACCGTGTAGGCGTGGATCGGCGCCGAGGACTCCATGGCATCGGCGATGTTCCCGCCATGGCTGTGGCCGGGCACGCCGCGAGCGATCCCCTGAAGGGCGGACACCAGCGCCGCCGGCGGATCCATCGGCCCCGGCGTCTCATTGCGCTCCGGGTAGTCGTCGTCCGTCAGGAAGACCAGGAAGCGCGCGATCGAGCCGTCGGCGAGCGCACCGCCTTCCAGGGCGGTCCACAGCGGGCCCGGGACGGTGACGCCCCAGATGCAGGCGCAGGGCTGCTCGATGGTGACGCGCGGCCGCGCCTTCTGGTCGGCGTATTCTGCGCCGATGTAGGGCTCAGCCGCTGAGGTGTAGAGCTTCGTCAGCTCCGACCAGATGGCCGCCTTATGCGCCGGTGCGCGCTGGTTCAGGACCAGCTTCAGGAACTGGCCGAATTCGTCCACCTGGAACAGGCGGGCGGGATGGCGCTGCAGCGACGTGAGCAGCCCCGCCGAGGAGGCGAGATCCTCGCCGCCAAGGTATCGGTCCAGGCCTGCGGCGTAGATCGCGCGTTTCGCGCAGCGCCGGGCATGGTCTTTCCCGCCGCCGCTGTCGGCGATGCCGATGGCGTAGACGTTGCTGCGCAGATCGGTGGGGGTGCGATAGCGGCGGCCGGCGATGGCGCCGACCAGGCAGATGGCGGCACCCAGCGAGAGGAACGGCTGCGGGCTGACGGCACTGGCCGTGGCATAGTCCACGAACATGCGCAGCGCACCATCCACCTGCAGCAGCTCGGGCGGGACGCGATAGGGCTTCGGCGGCGGTGCGATCGGCAGCGGCGCCACCGCGACCTTCGCCAGCAGGCCGGCCGCGGGATGCGGCTGTGCCGCCTGCTCCGCTGCAGTGCCGTTCAGCGTCAGAGCAGGATCCGGCACCCAGCCGCGCTGCTCGGCCAGCCAGTAAATTTTCCCCGCGCCGACGCTGTGCGGCCGCAGCGAGGCCCAGCGCCGCTCGGGGGTGTCCGATCGACCGGACTGCCCTGATTTCCCGGACCGCCGCGACCAGTCGAGCCAGAGGTCGCGGCCCTCCTCGCCGATCGCGGCCTTGATGGCGGCGCCGACGGTAATCCACTCGTTGCCCGGCAGGTCGTCGTTCGGCAGCCAGGCAAGTGCCGCCGCGATGGCATCCCGCGTGCCCTTCGGGTCACTCGGGCCTCGCCAGGTGCTGGTGGGCGCGTCCGCCAGGATCGAGTTGACCCTTACCTCGTCCGGCACGAGCTGCCAGGCAGCGTCCAGGAAGGCCGTGCAGCCGGCCTCGTCCACGACCGGCAATCGGGACAGCGACAGCTCCACCAGGCTGTCCTCCGGCCATTCATAGGGGCGGCCGGTGTCCGGGTGGACGGCATAGGCGACGAATTGCTGGCCACGCGCCAGCAGCTCGAGGGGATGGCGCTTCCGGCCCGCGAAGGGCGTGGCGGCGCGATAGACCAGCAGGCGCTTCGGGGCGCGGCCGATGCGCAGGCAGGGGGTCTCGCCAAGCATGGACGTGGCGAGCTCGGCGATCTGGATGGCCAGCGCGCCGTCCACGATATCTATGTCGATGCCCACAACGGCGCCGGTGGCGATGCCGACGCCGCAGCCGGGCCAGCGGCGCCAGATGTCCACCTCGAAGGACTTCGTCGGCCGGTCGCAGTGACGCGCCCAGTCGGGATAGGGCGACCACTCCCCGCCGGTGAAGCGCCCCGGCACCTTGGTGCCCGGCATGATCGGGATGACCGAATAGCCGTTATCGACCAGGCGCTCGCCGTAATCGGCCATAAAGGAGGGGGCATCCGTCACTCGCTGCCTCCTTCCTGAGCGGCAATGGCGGCGTCGCACGTGCGCTCCAGGCGCAGAATTTCAGGATAGAGCGCGGCCATCTGGCGGGCGGCGCGTTCGAGCGCCTGGCGTGCCCGCTCCAGCTCGGCGTGGATCCCACGTGCGGGGCCGCGAATGTCCGACGCGAGCTCGCCGAGATGGTGCGCAGCCCTCGCCCAGGGCGGCTGCGTCGCGCGTGGACCATAGGGCTTGCGCGGCGCAGGGGTGCCCTTGGTCGCGAGCCCGGCCCGGACCTTCTCGATGTCCCACGCGCCATTCGGCTCACGCGCGATCCGTCCGGCGCGTTCAGCCTTCTGCATCGCGGTGTGCGAAATGCCGAGCCGGCGCGCGACCTCTCGGGCCGAGGTGACGCCACTCATGACCGGCCACCCGCAGCGAGCGGGGGCGCCGGATGACGACCGTGATCCAGCAGGCGAGCGAGCTCGTCCTGGTAGGCGGTGATGATCACCTCCAGCAGCGTCAGCCACTCGGCCTCGGTCAGCACCGCGAGATCGCTCTTGCCGATGCTCTCCAGGTATTCGCCTGCCATGGGGCTAGCCGCCGCGATCGCGGCGATCTCGTGCTCGTCGGGATCAACCACGCCCCACCTCCGGCAGAGCGCGCTCATGCAGCGCATGGAACAGGCCGGCAGCGGCTCGCTGGTCCGCACGCGCGGATCGAACCAGCCAAAGCCGCGGGCGGTGCGGAGACGACAGGCGGCGCATCTCACACGAACCTCGCGGCGGCGATTTCGGTGTACTGGCCCGCCGGCCGCACCTGGATCGCGATGGGCCGCCGCAGCTGATCCAGCTGCTCCAGCGCCGCATCGACGGTGGCGGGGGGCGGCAGATTGCCGGCACGCCGCCGCCACCAGCCCACCGCCTTGTCCCGCGGAAAGCCGGTGTGCTCGAAGCAGACCCACTCGCTGTGCCGCGCCAGGCCGCATTCGTAGGTGACCCGCAGCGAGGCTGGCTTCCCAGGCTTGTCATGGCGCGCATAGGTGATCCCGGTGACGTCGCACCAGGACGGCTGGATCTGCGTCGAGAGCAGCGCGTTGGAGGCCGCCTGCGGCGCTACCTTCACCACCGGCGGTGGGAACTCGTGGTCGCACTCGATGCAGCGCCGCGCGCTGGCATGGTTGATGGTCTGGCATTCGGGACAGACCTTGATCGGTGCCTCGCCGTCGCCGGCGGGTTCCTTCTTCCGGCCGTCGACCGTGTCGATCGGACCGTGCCGCGCCGTGTTGCCGGCGAAATCCAGCACGAGGCAGTCGTCCTTGCCCTCGGCGAGGCGCGTGCCGCGGCCGACCATCTGGACGTAGAGGCCGACACTCTTTGTCGGACGCAGCAGCGCGATGAGATCGGTGCCGGGCGCGTCGAAGCCGGTGGTCAGGACGTTCGCGTTGGTGACGCAGCGCAGGCGCCCCGCCTTGAAGGCGGCCAGGATGCCGTCGCGCTCGGGGCCGGGCGTGTCGCCGGTGACCGTCTCGGCGGAGATGCCATGCTCGCGGATGGCGTCTCGGACATGGCCGGCGTGAGCGACGCCCGAGCAGAACACCAGCCAGGAGCCGCGGCCCTCGCCGTGCTGGACGATCTCCGCCACTGCGGCGCGCGTGACCTCGTCGCGGTCCACTGCCGCCTCAAGATCCTTGGCGATGAATTCGCCGCCGCGGGTGCCGACGCCACCGACGTCGAGCTGCGTCGAGGTCTGCTTGGGGACGACGGGGCAGAGGTAACCCTGCTGGATCATTTCCAGCACCGGCACCTGGAAGGCGATGTCGGTGAAGAGCCGATCCTTCCCCTCATGCAGCATGCCGCTGTCGAGGCGATACGGTGTCGCCGTGAAGCCGACGACCTTAAGCAGGCCTGCGTTGATCTCGTTCAGCTGCGCCAGGAAGGAGCGGTACATGCCGCTATCGCCGCGGCCGAGCAGATGCGCCTCGTCGATCAGGACCAGATCGCAGCGCTGCACCTGCCGCGCGTGGCGGTGTATCGACTGGATGCCGGCGAACAGGATCTGCGCGTGAATGTCGCGGCGCGACAGCCCGGCCGAGTAGATGCCGGCCGGCGCCTCCGGCCAGGCGCGCAGCAGCGCCATGAAGTTCTGCTGGATGAGCTCCTTCACGTGGGTGAGGATCAGCACGCGGGTGTCGCCGTAGGCGGCGATGGCCTCGCGCGTAAAGCCGGCGATGCACAGGCTTTTGCCCGTGCCGGTCGGCATAACGACCAGCGGGTTGCCGCTGCTGGCCGAGAAGTAGTCGTAGAGCGCCTCGATGGCGGCGCGCTGATAGGGGCGGAGCGAGAGGGTCATGCCGCCACTCCCATCGCCGCGGCATCTACCTTGCTGAGCCAGCGCCCGCCCACCTCGCAGCCGGTGCAGATCAGATCGGCGATGTGCGGCCCCTTGCCGGGTCCGACCCGATAGATCGTGCTGCGGCAGATCCGGCACGGCAGGTGCGAGACGATGTCCGGCCGCGCCGCGGCGGGCACGCCATCACGCCATGCAGTGCCATCCGGCATCCGATAGCTGACCCAATCCTCGCCCGCGTCGATCTGCTCGGCGGCCACGAAGTCCGGCAGGTAGAGATGCGCCGCGCATCCTGCCTCCTGGTCGCGCCGGTCGAGGGGGGCTGCGTGCCGGGCGCAATGCCAGTCCCCACCCTGGGCGGGCGAGGCATGCAGGCAGGACCGGCAATGCCGCTCCGGCGCCGCGCCGGCATGACAGACGGCGTGGTGGTCGCAGAAGCGGCACTGCCACCAGGCGGGATCCTGGCTGATGCGGGCCGGCGGCCGCGCGGCGCCGATGATGCGCTCGGCCTTGGCCAGGATGCGCAGCCCGGCCTCGGCATCGTGCCGGATGCGCTCCTGGTATAGCTCGTCCGTGTCCTTGCCGACCGCCAGATAGAAGGCCCGATCGAGGCCGGCGAGATGCATGTACGCCTGCATCTGCGCCCAGTGCAGCGGCTTGGAGGCGGCGACGCCCTCGGCCTTCAGCTTGGCGAAGGACTTGGCGCTGTGCGTCTTGAACTCGCAGACGTGCCAGGTGCCCGGCGCCTCGGGTAGTCCGATCACAACGGCATCCATGCTGCCGCCGAAGTGGCCGGAGGCATCGCGCAGGTTCCACTGGCGCCCCGTCGCGGGATCCAGGTCCAGGACGGTGACGCCGATGCGGCGCAGGTCGGCGACAAAGCGAGCCTCGGCCAGATTGCCGGTGTCGAACAGCCGCAGCAGCCGGCCGGTGTGCCGGGCGCGGGTGGCCCAGCGGAAGGAATACCAGATGGCGCGCTCGCATTCGGTGCCGATCAGCGAGGCGCCGAGATGCGCGCGATAGCCGCGATCCGCCGCCGCCTCATAGGACGCGTAGATGGCGGTGACGGTGGGGGACGCGGGCGGAGGAAGGGCAGCCATGACCTGATCCTGGATGGAGGAAGGGAGGCCGGCAGGCAGATCGCCTGCCGGCTGAAGATCAGGCATTGCGGCGCCAGGGCGGGGTGGCCGCGGCACCGGTCCGAGCGGCCGGCGGAGGCGCTGCGGCGGCCGGGCGGGACCCTGGGCTGGTCGGGCGCGGGGCCGTCCCGGTGGCGGCGCCGGTATTCGCGGCGGAGTACCCGCTCACCTTGTTCCGCGCCTCGCGATAGACGCCGTACTTGTCGTTGCCGGCCGGCTCGACCTTCAGCGTCACGATCAGCGGCTTGAAGTGCAGCTGCTCGCTGTCGCTGACATGCACCTGGCCGACCGCGTGGCAGATGGCCGACAGCGTGCGCTGCGCGATCTCCACCGTCTGCTCGTTGCGGTTCACCAGGTTCAGCTGATCGAAGATCTTCCGGCGCGCGGAGGGGCCTTCCAGCACCTCGAACACCAGCTTGAGCAGCTGCCCATCGCCGGCCTTGGTCGGCAGCATCTCGCTCTCGATCAGATGCGCGAGGTACTTGCCGGGCGGCAGCACCTCGAGCGGGACGGCGGGGGCGACTTCGGTCGCGTCGAAGGTTCCATTGAGGGATGCCATGGGTCAGCTCCGGGCTTCGGTGGTGGAGGCGGGAGCGGCGCTGCGCGGCGTCGCGTAGAAGGGGATGCCGGCGGCGAGCTCGGGCCAGGACAGCGGCAGCGTCTCGGGCAGCCCGAAGCGGTTCTTTGCGAGGAAGGCCGGCCGCTCGACGGTGTGCAGCAGGCGATCGCCGCCGCTCACGCCGCGGACCACCTTCTTGTTGAAGCCTACGTCCGACTTCAGCGTGCTGACGCGATAGTTCGCGAAGAGCACGGCATCGACATGCTCCTGCACCAGCGCGGAGGCGCTGCGATGGAGCTTCGGCTGGTACCGGTCGTAGGGTTCCGTCTCGGGGCTGTCGAAGCGCTTGATCTCGGCGTGCGCGATGAGGATCACGCCCATGCCACGCTCGTCACGCAGCGCGTTCACGCCGTCGAGGAAGCTGCGCCAGGTATCAAGCGCGGCGAGGTACCCCTTGCCATAGCCGAAGGACTCGATGTCCGGCTGGTTGTGCGTCTGCGCCGTGTGCTGCCAGACCAACGGTTCCAGCCAATCGAGGCTGTCCACCACCAGCGTCTCGAAGTCGTGCGCCTCGGTGTAGAGGCTGCCGAGCGCCTCCATCACCGCGTCGAAGCTGCGCAGCACGCCGAAGGTGGAGGCGCTGATCGTGCCCAGCCCGTCCTCGGTCTGAACGACAACAGGCCGCGGCGCGGAGGTCGCGAAGAGCGTCTTGCCGACACCGGCCACACCATAGGTGAGCAGCCGTGGCGGACGCGCATCGCCACCGCGCCGCAGGGATGCGAGGGAGATCGCCATCAATGCGCCTCCTGCTTCGCGGCACGCGGCTTGGCCTTGATGACGTCGACCTTGATGTCGCCGCCGGCGCGCGCGACGACTTCGGTGAAGCTGTCGAGCGTCGGCTCGAAGGCGGCGACGTCCTTCGCGCGGGCGACGGCATCACCCTGCAGCGGGATGACGACCTGGATGCGGAGTTCGTGCGCCATCACGCGGCGTCCTTCCGTTCGAGGGTGTAGGAGGGACGGCCGGTGGCGACGGTGCGCGCCGGCTCGAAGACCGCGCGGATGCGCGGCGGCCAGGCCGTGAAGCGGCTCTCCGGCACGCGGATCTCGGTGGTGACGTAATCCGCGGGGTCCTCGCCCCACGCGACGATGGTGGCGACGGCCGTGGCCAGCTTCGGCTGGTCCCACGCTGCCTTCTTCGGGAGGTCGGCGACGACCTCGAAGGCGTCATCCGCGATGCGGACACGGCCGGTGTCCTTGCCCTCGGCACGACGGGCCGCCGCGGCGGATTCGCCGTAGCGGGCATGCAGCGCGTCGTGGAGCAGGTCGGAGAGGTGCTTGGCGTCGGCCTTCAGCGCCCCGACCTCTCCCAGCAGCAGCGCCAGATGATCGACGGGCAGGCAAGCCGCCGCCGCAACGTCCATCTCGCGCAGCTGCGCCAGAGTCGTTCGATTGGTCATAGTGGACCTGTTGGTTGAGGGGGTGGTGCTCATCGGATGGTCACCAAGCCGGCGAACCAGCAGAGCGCGATGAAGCCGCCGGCCAGCAGCGCGCCACTGGCCAGGCTGCGGAGGGCTTCGCCGATGGCGCGCGGGCGGAGGGTGCTGCGTGGGCTCACAGCGTCACCTCTGCGATCGCGTCGGCCGGCGGCAGCGGGCCTTCCTCGGCCTGGCGCGCGCGGTGGGCACGATCGCGCGCGGCATCTGGGTCCGCCTGCGCGGCGCTGAGGCGGATGATCTCCATCCAGACATGCAACGGCACCACCACCAGGGGCGTCGCGCGATCGCGGATGAGAAACAGCACGTCGTTACTGCCGAGCCAGCGCTCCAGCGTGCGGAAGCCGCTGCCCTCGCCGCGCGCCTTGACCTCTGCCTTGAGCGGCTCGGGTCCGCGGACGTAGAGATCCACGTCGGCGCCGTTGCCGCGATAGCGCAGGGCGCCGGAGAGCGGCACGCGCTCGGCCCGGATGCCGCACTTGACGTGCAGCTCGACGATGGCGCGCTCGCGGCGCAATCCCTTATCGCGGGAGGGTTTGCCCATCACGCCGCCTCCCGGCCGAGGAGGTCGGCCAGCGCGTAGCCAGCAGCGCTCCGCGCGCTGAGCGGCCTTGGCCGGACGACCAGCAGATAGGCGCAGCGCCCTTCGGCGACGCGGCGCTGCACGAGATGACCGAGGCCGGCTTCCGCCATCGCCCAGACGCGCCGCGCGACGGCTTCGAGATCCTCGCGCCGCTCGGCCGACAGTTCGGACGCGGCTTTGTCGCGATCACGGGCCAGTAGGCCAATGTGGTAGACGATGCCATCGCCGGGTGACGCATCGGCAAAGCGATCGCACAGGCCGTTTTCCGTCATCACGACATCGAGCAGATCCTCGATGCTCGACATGAGTGCGGTCGAGAGCAGTTCAGGGGATGAGAAGCGCATCGTGTGGGGCTCCCTTCGACGCGTGGTGCTGTCTTTGTTAATTACGGATCCGCGCGAAATCCTTCTCACGGCCCCGATCGCATCGGCGCCGTCCCACGCACGGATGCTGCTGCCGCAGGGCGGACACCGAGCGCGCGCAGCCAGCAGCGCAGGTCGTGGAGCTCGCGATAGAAGGTGGCGGGAGAGGCAGCGCCGGCGTCGCGCGCTGCCGCGACATCACGGTACAGGATGATCCGCCGCAGCAGCGCTCGCGGTGCCGGCGGTAGATCCTCGCCGACGCGCCCGAATGCGATGCCGATGTCGGGATCTGCCTGCGGCACCACGAGGGAACTACGGATGTCTGCAGCGAACTCGCCATCGAGGGACACGCACGCCGGCGGCGATGGCTGCCGCGCGCGATCGATGACGGCACGCCGCGCGAGCACAGCGACGAAGGTGGCCCAGGACGCCCGCGTAACGTCGAAGCGCTGGCCCGCCTCAAGGATGACCAGCAGGATGTCCTGGGTCAGGTCCTCCCGGTCCTCCCGGGCCAGGCGACGCTGCCGGGCGAAACGCGCGGCGTGGAAGCGAGCCGCCGCCAGTGCCGCGCGGACCTGATGTTCATCCCATTTTTCAGGAAGATGTGCCTGCGATTGCTGTTTCTCTCTCATCCCACGGCCCTTCCGGCTCGGTTGATTGCGATGAGCCGAGATCAGCGCCACGGTCGGGGGTGCGGCTAGGGCAAGGGGGTGCGCAGGGGTGCATTGAACGCCCCCGCCAATCATCGCACCCCATAACTACTCAATGCGTTAGCACTCCCCATCAAACACTTACGCACCAGGGGGTGCGTGATAGCCGCGATCAACGCACCCCCTCTCGACGAGAGCGCTGGACACCTCCACGGAGTGGAACATACAGTGAACTTGCCGTTGCCCAATCATCTCTAAGCCGGGGCTTTAATTCCCATGTGCATCGCGATCGCCTATCCCGCAGCCGCGGCGCTCAGCCCGCGCCAGGACGCAGCTGCCCCAGCCATTCGCGCGGTTGCCGCCCAGGTCCGGCGCCAGGTCCCGCGCGAGCCCGACAGCCTCGCGCTCACCCTCCCGGCCCTGATCGACGCCTGTCGCGCGGTCGAGGTGAACGGGCAGCGCCTGTCCGTGTCCTGGGAGCTGGGCCGCGCGCTGCGCGATGAGTTCGGCCAGACCGTGCTCGGCCTCTGCGACATCGATGCGCACGAACCGGGCTGGGCCTACATCGCGGTCAATGGACCAATGACGGCCAATCGCCCCGACCTGGCGCTGAGTACGGCGGCGCATGAGCTCGGCCATCTGCTGTTTGACGTGCCGGCCGCGCTGGCCAGAGGAGACCAGCGCTATCACGCGGTGGCGAGTTCACCGCGGGCGCTCGAACGCCAGGGTCGTGGCGCTGAAGCTCGTGCCAACGAGTTCATGGGCGCCCTGCTGGCGCCGCCAGTGCCGCTGCACACGCGGCTGCTGGCCTACGCGCGCGGCGAGGGGCTGCGGCTTTGCCGCGGGCCGCACCAGGGCCGACCGGCCAGCCCGATCGTCGCGGCCGGCAATCCGTCCGATGTTCTCGCCGGCGTGCTGGCGGCGCTGGCCGGCGATTTCGGTGTGTCGGAGCGGTTCATCGCCGTGCGCCTGTCACGCTACGGCCTGGTGGAAGGAGGCGTGTGATGGCGTTTGGCGATGTGGTGCGCGCTCGGCGCACGGAGCTCGCGATCGGGCTCAATGATCTGGCCGAGCGGATGGGGATTTCTCCCGGCTATTGGTCACGGATCGAGCGCAATCTCGACAGGCCACCGAGCGATGAGGTGGTCCAGCGCGCCGCGGCGATCCTCGGCATTCCGCTCGACGCCCTGTTTGTCGAGGCGGAGCGTCTGCCGCCCGACATGCGCAAGGATATGGGTCGCGTCGTGCTGGCCTATCGGCGCCTGCGCAGCATGCGCGCGGGCTGACGGAGGACTTCATGGCGAACGTGCCGAAGAAGAAGAAGGTCTTCTATCAGATCGATGACGTGTGCGAGCGGCTTGGGCTGTCGCTGCTCGACATGTCGGTGCTGGTATCTGAGCGGAAGATCCAGCTCTGCACCGCCGTGGCTGGCCTGCTGGTGGAGGCCGGACACTACGAGGTCGCGCTCGATGGCGATGCCGCGCCGATCCCCGATGACCGGCTTCGTGTTCAGGGCCTCGTCGACCTGAAGCCGGACGATGCGTGGTTCGTTCTGCGGCATGGATCGCAGACGATTTTCTGGCTGGAGGCCGAGTCGGGTTTCTATCGGCGCCTGGTCAGCACGAGCGAAGAGGATCGCGGCTACACCGTCATTCGTGACGAGGTCGGCGTGCGCCACGAGGAGTTCGCGCGCTACGCGGCCACAGAAGAAGCGCTGGATGACATCACGATCGGTACGAAGATTGGGACGTCCCGTGGTTCGCAAGCGATCTATGATTGGGACGCGGCTCGGCTCGAGGCGTGCCGTCTGATCTACTTCGAGGGCGTGCCGGAATCCTTCGGCGCCCTGATCCGGCATGTGCAGGGCTGGTTTGCCGAGAAGGGCGGCAGGGTGCCCGACGAGAGCACGATGAAGCGTCGGCTGCGCGATGTCTGGGCCATCTTCGGGTCGGAGGCAAAGCGGAAGGCGGCGTGATCGGGGTGCTTCGCGTGGTGCCGTGAGAACGGCACCACCCCAAATCCGTACATAACAGGCAGGACCATGCGTGTTGGATGGCGATGCCCCTGCCGACCCCGACCAATCACCACCTCCCGCCTCACCTACGCGAGGTCTGCGACCTTCTCGCCCGCGGCCTGCTGCGGCTCCGCAGCCGCGCTGCCGAGGAAGCGGCGCGGGGTGCGGCGGACCGGGGAGAGCGGTTGCTACACTTCCCGGCCGCCCAGCGTCTGCATGCGAACCGGACCACCCGGAGAGACGCATGACGCGCACCACGAAGCCCAAGCCCGCCACCCCGCCGGCGTTCACGGCCCCTGCCATCCCGCCCGCCGACGTGCTGGGCCGGCTCGCCGCCCTGAAGACCGCCGCCACGCCCGCCCTGAAGCAGCATTGGCGGGAGCTCTTCGGCACCGAGCCGCCGCCCTACAATCGGCGCTTCCTGGAGAGCCGGCTCGCCTACCGGATCCAGGAGCTGGCCTATGGCGGCCTGAAGCCCGAGACGCTGGCCCGTCTCGAGGCGCTCGGTGAGCAGCTCGACGGCGGCAAGGTCACCGTCCGTCGCAGGCGCGGCGACGACAAGCCGATCGCCGGCACGCAGTTGATCCGCGAGTACCAGGGTGTTGAGCACGTCGTGACCGTGACGCGGGCCGGCTTCGAGTACCAGGGCCGCCCCTACCAATCGCTGTCCGCCATCGCGCGCGCCATCACCGGCACGCGATGGAACGGGCGCGTGTTCTTCGGGCTGCGCCCGAGCCGGCGCGTCGCATGAAGCGCGACGCGAAGCCCACCGGCGTGATGCCGGCCGCCGTTCGGAAGCTCCGCTGCGCCGTCTACACTCGGAAGTCGAGCGAGGAAGGGCTCGACATGGAGTTCAACTCCCTCGACGCCCAGCGCGAGGCCTGCGAGGCCTTCATCGCCAGCCAGCGCGCCGAGGGCTGGGTGCTGGTGCGCGACCAATACGACGATGGCGGCATCTCCGGCGGCACCCTCGAACGCCCCGCCCTCAAGCGCCTAGTCGCCGACATCCAGGAGGGGCTGGTCGACGTGGTGGTCGTCTACAAGATCGACCGCCTCAGCCGGTCGCTGGTGGACTTCACCAAGCTGGTCGAGGTGTTCGACGCAAACAGTGTGACGTTCGTGTCGGTGACACAGAGCTTCAATACCACCACCAGCATGGGGCGGCTGACGCTGAATATCCTGCTGAGCTTCGCGCAGTTCGAGCGTGAGGTCATTGGCGAACGAATCCGCGACAAGGTGGCCGCGTCGCGCAAGCGGGGCATGTGGATGGGCGGGTATGTGCCGCTCGGCTACGACGTGCGCGAGCGCAAGCTGGTGGTGAACGACGCCGAGGCCGCTCTGGTGCAGCGGATCTTCCAGGGCTTCGTCGAGTTGGAGTCCTGCACCAAGCTGGTGGGAGTGCTGCGCGACGAGGGTGCCGCCACGAAGCGGGGCCGCCCGCTCACGAAGAGCGACGTCTACCGCATCCTCAGCAACCGCGTGTATCTCGGCGAGGCGGTGCACAAGGGCACAGCCTATCCCGGCGAGCACGATGCCATCGTCGCGCAGACGCAGTGGGACGCGGTGCACGCCGTCCTACAGGTCAGCCCGCGAGTGCGGGTCAACCGGACACGGAACACCACCGCGCCGCTGCTGCGCGGGCTGATCTTCGACAGCTACGGCCGCGCCATGTCGCCGAGCCACAGCCGCGGGCGGGGCGGGCAGATGTACCGCTACTAAGTCAGCCAGGCCGTGCTGAAGGGCGACGCGACGGAGCGGCCGGCGATCCCGCGCGTGCCTGCCGGCGAGATCGAGGCGGCGGTCGTCGCCCAGGTCGGTGCGCTGCTGCGCCAGCCCGAGATGGTGGTCGGCACCTGGCGGGCAGCGCGCGCGGCGGCGCCGGACGTCACCGAGCAGGAGGTCCTGCTGGCACTGGAACGGATCGAACCGCTGTGGGATGAGCTCTTCCCCGCCGAGCGGGCGCGCATCGTGCGACTGCTGGTGGACCGGGTCGACGTCCGAGCGGGCGGGGCTGCGGTGCGGCTGCGGCTGAACGGGCTCGGCAGCCTGGTCCGCGACCTCGCCGCACGGGCGCCCGAGGCCGGGAGGGCCGCGGCGTGAGCGAGGCGGCGCAGACCCTCACAGTGGTCATCCCGCTTCGGGTGAAGCCACGCGGCGGGCGGAAGGCGATGGTCACGCCAGGCGCGCTGGCGCTGGAGCGCCGGCAGGACGTCACGCTCATCAAGGCGGTCGCACGCGCCTTCCGGTGGCGGCGGATGCTGGAGACTGGGCGGTTCGCCACCATCAATGAGCTCGCCGAGGCGGAGAAGATCAACTCCTCCTACGTCTCGCGGGTGCTGCGGCTGACACTGCTGGTGCCGGACATCGTCGAGGCGATCCTGGATGGGCGACAGCCGCAGGGAATGACGTTGCCGGGGCTGATAGCGCCGTTTCCCGCGCGCTGGAGTGAGCAGCGTCGCCGGTTTTTGGCAGGTGCCGCCGCTGAAGCTCTTCCAGCAGGGCATCACGCAAAAATCGATTGACCGCGCCGACTAGTATAGTTTATCGATCCATCGCGAAACACGTCGGATGAGGTGCTGTGCTGCTGTCTACCTGCAGGGCTCCCGTCTGCGCCATGAGGACGTACCATGCGTTGGGGTGTCGAGAAACGGCTTGAGTTCATTGAATTCCGCCTCTTCTGGGAGGGCGGCATCAACCGTGCCGACATCGTCGACCAATTCGGAGTCTCTGTGCCGCAGGCATCCAAGGACCTGACGCTCTACGAGGAGAAGGCACCGGGAAACCTGATTTATGACAAGAGCGCAAAGCGTTACCGAGCCGCGGACGCGCTCAAACCGGTCTTCGTGGAACCAAATGCATCCGTCTATCTCGCGCATCTGCGTGCCTCGAACGGAGGGCCGGCCGGCGCAACTGAGGCTTGGCTTGCCGCTGCACCCGAGCACGATGCCTTGCCGATACCGCACAGGCGCGTGGATGCTGAGGTCCTCCGCGACGTGCTCAAGGCTGTGCGGGAGGGCCTATCCACCGAAATCTTCTACCAGTCGATGAGCGCCCAAAAGCCTTCCCCAGAATGGAGGCGCATCACGCCCCATGCTCTCGGTGACGACGGGATGCGTTGGCACGTTCGCGCATTCTGTCATGTCGACCACAAGTTCAAGGACTTCATCCTGTCGCGATGCATGGAGACCCGAAAGCCTGGCCTGCCGGGCGCATCGGGCCAGGATGACGCGCTTTGGCACAATCATTTTGCGGTCGCACTCACACCAAATCCGGCTTTGAGCGAGACCCAGCAGTCGATTATCGCCCAAGATTACAAGATGAAGAACGGACGCGCCGAAATTTTGGTGCGCAAGGCGCTTCTTTATTACTTCACGAAGCGCCTACGTCTGGATGTCGCTGATAAACTCGACAACGCGCACGAGATCCCTGTCGTGGTCGCCAATCGCGCTGCTTTCGAAGCAGCGCTTGCGGAGGCAATGGCATGAGATCGGTCAACTTTGAGATCCTGCGTGAAGGTTGGCCCGAACTCGCAGGCCTTGGCGGTTTTGCGGAGTCCTATGCGCACGCGGACCCGGCGAGCGCGCTCGTCAAGCTCCGGCTATTCGCGGAGAATCTGACGAAGGACATCTATCAGGCGCTGCGACTTCCGAAGCAGGATCAGCCGACATTCGTCGATCTCTTGAAGAACGACGCGTTCGTTGCGATCACGCCGAAGGTTGTGCTCGACAAGCTGCATGCTCTGCGCATGCACGGCAACAAGGCTGCCCATGGTGAGCCCGTTCGACCGCAACACGCGCTCTGGCTTCTAAAGGAAGCCCACGATCTCGCCCGCTGGATGTGTGTTCGATACGGCCAAGCGAAAGCGGACCAGCTGCCCGCATTTCAGCAGCCGGCCACGCCGGGTCAGGCAGAGGAGCGTGAACGCCGTCAAGTTCTTGAAAAGCTCGCTGCCCAAGAAGCGCAGATGGACGCGTTGCTTTCAGAGCTTGAGGAAGCGCGCTCGAAAGCATCTTCTGCACAGAGGGAAGCGTCTGAACTGAAGCAGCTTGCAAGCTCGGCGCAGGCTGCAGCCGACCAGCTCAACTTTAGCGAGGCGGAGACCCGAACTCGCCTCATTGACAGCATGCTCGCGAGCGCCGGCTGGGATATCGCAGAAGGCGTCAAAAGCACGACGCAGGTCGGCAAGGAAGTCGAGGTTGATGGCCAGCCTACGCCTTCCAGCATCGGCTACGCCGACTATGTGCTCTGGGATGACAACGGAAATCCTCTTGCCGTGGTCGAGGCGAAAAAGACGTCCGTCGACGCAGAACTCGGACGCCATCAAGCCAAACTCTACGCCGATAGCTTGGAGAGGCGGTTCGGTCATCGGCCGGTAATATTCTACACTAACGGGTTCGATACTTGGCTCTGGGACGACTCTCAGGGTTTTCCGCCACGCAAGCTCTACGGCTTCTATTCGAAGGACAGCCTCCAGCACCTGGCCAACTACCAGCGCCATCAGAAGAAGCCTCTTGACACAGTCGAGATCAGTAATCAGATCGTTGATCGCCTATACCAGCTCGAGGCAATCAAGCGGGTATCGGAGCGGTTCACCCAGAAGCATCGCAGGGCCCTTGTGGTTCAGGCCACCGGGACCGGGAAGACCCGAGTTGCGATCGCGCTTACAGAGCTGCTCATCAGAGCAGGATGGGTGAAGCGGGTTCTCTTCCTTTGCGACCGAAAAGAGCTTCGGAAGCAGGCTAAGAACGCATTCAATGATTTTTTGTCGGAGCCTACGCGGATCATCACGTCGCGGATGAAGGCGAATGCCAGCGAGCGGGTTTTCCTCGCTACGTATCCGGCGATGCAAAAAGTCTTTCAGTCGTTTGACCCCGGCTTCTTTGATCTTATCATCGCCGACGAGTCGCATCGGAGCATCTACAACGTTTACGGCGACATCTTTCAATATTTTGACTGTCACCAGGTCGGCCTCACCGCGACACCGGTCGATTTCGTTACACGCAACACCTTCCGCCTCTTCGGATGCGAAGGGCAGCTGCCGACATCAAATTACGATCTCGAGCAGGCAGTTGAGGAAGGCTACCTGACCCCGTTCGAGGTCTATGAACATACCACTCAGTTCCTGCGGGACGGTATTGCCCTCGACGGCCTCTCACCTCAGCAGATCCAGGAACTCGAAGACCAGGGAGAGGACCCGGCGCAATACGATTTCTCGTCGGAGCAGATCGACAAAGTCATTTACAACAAGGACACGAACCGCGCGATTCTCCGAAATCTCATGGAAAACGGAATCAAGGACGCGACGGGACAACTCGTTGGCAAGAGTATCATTTTCGCGCGCAACCACCAGCACGCGATGCTGGTGCGCCAGCTCTTTGATGAAATGTACCCACAGTATGCTGGCAAATTCTGTCAGGTCATAGACAACTATGACCCTCGGGCCGAGCAGCTCATCGACGACTTCAAGGGTGACGGTAACAACAACGACCTCACGATTGCAATCTCGGTCGACATGCTCGACACCGGCATTGACGTTCCGGAGATCGTGAATCTCGTTTTCGCGAAGCCCGTGAAATCACCAGTGAAGTTCTGGCAGATGATCGGGCGTGGCACGCGCCTCTGTCCGGATCTCTTTGGTCCTGGCCAAGATAAGACCATCTTCCGCATCTTCGATCATTGGGGCAACTTTGCCCGCTTTGAGATGGGCTACCGACCGGCGGAACCCGTGCAGGGCAAGCCGCTCGCCCAACTTGTGTTCGAGGAGCGCCTGAGCCTTGCCGAGACCTCGCTCCAGAAAAGCGAGATCGCAGCCTTCGACGTAGTCATCGAACTCGTGGCGCAGGACATCAACGCGCTGCCCGAGGAGTCCATCGCGGTCCGAGAGAAATGGAAGGCAAAGCGCGCCCTATCGCGCCCTGAAGTGCTGAAGGCCTTCACCCCGGCCACCGTTGCCCGGCTGCGCCAGGAGATCGCACCGCTTATGCAGTGGCGGAATATTCGTGGCTTCGGTGATGCCCTTGCGCTCGACCTCCTCATTGCTCGCATGCAGATCGCCGCGCTGCGGCGCTCGGGCGAAATCGCCGACCTGAAGATCGAGCTGATGGACAGGCTCGCCTCCCTTCTGATGCACCTGAACCCGGTGCGCGAGAAGGCGGAGGTCATCAAGCGCGTGAAGTCCGATGCGTTCTGGACGGACGTCACCGTCGCCGATTTGGAAGACGCGCGCCTCCAACTTCGCGACATCATGCATCACAGGGCCAAGGGCGGCTCGCAGGGCGCGCCTCCAAAGGTGGTCGACATCACCGAGGATGCAGCGCAGATGCAGTTCGCCCGGCGATCCGCGAGCCTGAAGTCCGTCGACATGAAGGCTTATCAGCAAATCGTCGAGGCAGAGCTCAAGAAGCACTTCGAGACCAGTCCGGTTCTGAAGAAGATCCGTGCGGGCGAAGCAGTGTCCGACCTCGAAATCGACTCGCTGGTTTCGCTCATCCTGACCCAGCGCCCGGACGTGCGTCGCGAGCATCTCGAGGAGTTCTTCAGCGAGATCGCCGGTCCGCTCTACCTCGCAGTACGAATGATCGTGGGAATGGACCCCGAGGCAGTGCGTGAGAAGTTCACCGCCTTCGCTCAGAGGCACCCGAAACTTAGCGCAAAGCAGACGCGCTTCCTCGCGCTGCTGCAGAACCACATCGCACGGCACGGCACGATCGAGGTCGAACGGCTCTATGACGACCCCTTCACCGTGGTCGACGCGGACGGTCCGGACGGCGTGTTCCAGGACGAAGCCGACCTCACCGATCTCATAAACTTCGTGCGGTCTTTCGGCTCCGCGGCCGAGGAGCGTCCCGATGAGACTCCGAACGAGAGGAAATCATAAGTGGTCACCGGCGAGCTCAGGCGGCGCATCGACGCGCTTTGGACCGAATTCTGGCAGGGTGGGATCACGAACCCGCTGACGGTGATCGAGCAGATCACCTTCCTGATGTACGCGCGTCTCCTCGACATCAACGAGGCGCGGGACGAAAACCGTCAGAAGCGGACAGGGAAGTCGTTCACTCGCCGCTTCAAGGAAGATGAGCAGCACCTGCGTTGGTCGCAGTTCCGGCACCTGGGATCCGACCAGATGCTGCCCACAGTGCGCGACAAGGTCTTCCCGCATTTCCGCACGACCGCCGCCAGCGGTACGGCCTTCGCGGAATTCATGAAGGATGCGCAGCTGATGATCCAGAAGCCCGGGCTTCTGGTGAAGGCTGTCAACATGATCCACGAGCTGCCGCTGACCGAGGGCGACACCAAGGGCGACCTCTACGAGTACCTACTGAGCAAGCTGACCACGGCCGGCATCAATGGGCAGTTCCGCACGCCACGCCACATCATTCGTCTGATGGTCGACATGCTGGAACCCAAGCCGACCGATGTGATCGGCGATCCGGCCTGCGGCACCGGCGGCTTCCTCGTCAGCGTCATGGAATACCTGCTCGAAACCTACACGTCGCCCGAGGCCATCATCGAGGAGACCGATCCCGAGACTGGCGCGGTACAGAAAACCTTCACCGGCGATCAGCTCGAGGAGCACCGCGAGCACATCCGCAGCCGGATGTTCCACGGCTTCGATTTCGACGCCACCATGCTGCGCATCGCTGCAATGAACCTCATGCTGCACGGGGTGGACGATCCAGACATTCACTACCAGGACACCCTCAGCACCGGCTTCACTGACAAGTTCCCGAAGCAGGCGAGCGGGGGCTTCGACGTTATCCTCGCCAATCCGCCCTTCAAGGGCAGCCTCGATTTCGAGGACGTGCACTCTGGTCTCTTGCGCCAAGTGAAAACAAAGAAGACCGAGCTGCTCTTCCTCGCGCTGATCCTGCGTATGCTCAACACCGGCGCGCGGTCGGCGACAATTGTGCCGGATGGTGTGCTGTTCGGCTCGTCCGGCGCGCATCGTCAGCTGCGTCAGCTTCTGGTCGACCAGAACCAGGTCGAGGCAGTGATCTCGCTGCCGAGCGGTGTGTTCAGGCCGTATGCGGGAGTGTCAACCGGCATCATCGTCTTCACCAAAGGCGGGCGCACTGACAACGTCTTCTTCTACGACGTCCAAGCAGATGGCTTGTCGCTCGACGATAAGAGGGAGCGGGTGGCGGAGAACGACCTGCCGGATTGCCTCACCCGCTGGCGTTCCCGCGATCCGGTGAAGGATACCGACCGAACCTCGAAGGCGTTCTTTGTCTCGGCCGCTGAGATTAGGGAGTGTGGTTATGATCTATCCCTCAGCCGCTACAAGGAGCGCGTCTACGAAGAGGAGGACTACGATCCGCCCCATACGATTGTCGGTCGAATGAAGGCGCTCAATGACGAGATCGCCGACGACCTTGCCGAGCTCGAGGAGATGCTCGGATGA